AGAAGACATGAAGGACATGGTATAACATGGTACTGCAAGTCGTAGGAAATGAAGAACTAGTAAAGCAAGAAGAAGCTCTTACTAAGCAACAGCTAGCTGAAAGACAGAACCAACCTATTATTTTAGGTTTGGCAGACCACCTACGAACTTGTTGGGACGCAGCAAGGCAGGCAAAGAAACCTATCGAAAACATCATGTTGAAAGCACTCCGTCAAAGAAACGGAGAGTATGAGGCAGATAAACTAGCACAGATCAATCAACAAGGTGGGTCTGATGTTTACATGATGGTTACAGAAGTTAAATGTCGTGCAGCAGAAAGTTGGTTGCGTGATATTCTTCTTGATCAGGGTTCACCCCCGTGGGGTCTTGAGCCTACACCTATCCCTGACTTGTCACCACAACAGACAGCAGAGATAGAAAACTCGTTTGCTGAGCAAGTTGTAAAACTTGTTGAGATGAACGGGCAAGCGCCAACACAAGAAGAAATGATAGAATTAAAAGAAATGGTAACACAAGATTACCGTTTCAAACTACTGCAGGGTGCAGATAACCGTGCAAAGAAAATGGATATTAAGATTCGTGACCAGTTTACACAAGGTGGTTGGGGCGAATCATTTAATGAATTTATCACCGATTTGGTTACATACCCATGTGCTTTTATCAAAGGCCCTGTGGTTCGTAGGCAAAGGAAACTTGGCTGGAAATATGAAAATGGTAGAACTACTGTAGAAGCAGATGAGATTATTGCTCCAGAGTTTGAACGTGTTGATCCATTTAGAATATATCCTGAGCCGGGTATAACTAATCTTAATGATGGTTATTTGTTTCAGCATCATCCATTAAGTCGTTCAGAACTTGCAGACCTTATAGGTGTGCCGGGTTATGATGAGGATGCCATCAGGGAAGTTCTTGATATTGGTAATGGTACATCTTGGTTTAGTGAAGATGTAGAACTTACCAAAGAGAACGAAGAAAGAAAGTTCCATACGTTCAACAAACCAACTACGACTTATGATGCCTTAGAGTTTTGGGGTAAAGTAAGTGGTAAGATGTTGAAAGAGTGGGGACTTACTGAAGAAGAGATACCTGATGAAGCAAAAGAGTATGATGCTAACGTTTGGGCCGTAGGTAACTACATCATTAAAGCAGTATTAAACTACGACCCGTTAGGAGAAAAACCATATGCTAAGACATCGTTTATTAAATGCCCCGGTGCGTTTTGGGGTAAAGGTATACCAGAAATTATTGAAGATTTGCAGAACATTTGTAACGCTGCTGCAAGGGCTTTGGTCAACAATATGGGGATATCTTCCGGCCCGCAAGTCGAAGTTAACCTCGAAAGAATCCCGCCCAACGAAGACATCACGCAGCTCCACCCGTGGAAAATCTGGCAAGTCACGAACGACCCGTTAGGTTCTAGTGCACCTGCTGTTAGATTTACACAACCGGATGACAACGCAAATACGTTGTTAGGTGTTTATGATAAATTTTCTAAACTAGCTGATGACCAGTCAGGCATACCATCTTATGTTTATGGCGACTTGAATGTACAAGGCGCTGGTAGAACATCTTCCGGTTTGTCTATGTTGATGGGTGCAGCTGGTAAAGGTATTCGTCAAGTTGTTATGCACATAGATAACGAAATCATCAAACCTATTGTCTACAGACAATTTGTGTACAACATGCGTTATGATGAGGATGAATCAATTAAAGGTGATGTTAACATTGTACCAAAAGGTGCAGTTAACCTTGCAGTCAAAGAGACTGTAAATGTTCGCCGTATCGAGTTTCTTAACGCAACCGCCAACGAGGTTGATATGCAAATCGTTGGTAAGGAAGGCCGTGCAGCGATTCTTCGTGAAGTGGCTAAAGGGTTGCAAATGCCTGTGGATGACATTGTTCCATCTAGGGAAAAAGAACGATTCCAAGATAAGGTTAAGGCGCAGATGCAAGCACAACAGCAAGCTCAGCAACCTACACCGACTCAACCGGATGGTTCTCCCAAGGGAGGAATGGATGGCAACACAGTGAGTAACCGTGACACTGGAGGTGCTGGATGATAAATCCAAAACCAGAGGTTATTCAGTCTTTAGCAACCGTGTGTCGTCAATACCCTGAAGTGCTTAATTGGCTAAAGGAATGGCGTGATCACGAGCTACAGAAGCTACCGAGTGTCTTGCAAAACACGGCGCTTGCACAGGGGCGGTGTCAAGTTTTGTCAGAAGTTACTAAAACAATAGAACAGTCCCCTGAAACGTTTTCAGCAAAGTCAAAATGACAGCTGTTAATTACGCACACCGATAGGAGCGATTATGTCAATACCAAAGCAAGTTCAGAAACAATCAGAGGAAGTACAAGAGTTGTACAAACAGATTAACGGAGAAACAGAAGAAGCACAGGCAACTGCCGAGGCTGCTCCTGAAGAAGCTGTTAATGATGTGGCAGAACCTATAACTTCCGACAGTGTTGAAGAGCAAGCACCTCAGTCTGAGCCGCAAGAGCAAGTGGAGTCAGGCGACCAAGAACCGAAACAAGATGACTGGCAACAGAAATATAGATCGTTGCAAGGGATGTACAATGCCGATGTTCCTAGGCTTAACGCCGAGAACAGAGACCTTTCTTCCCGTGTGGCTCAACTAGAAGGACTGCTAAGCACAATGCAAGAACCTGCTCAACAAACACCAGCTGTAGCTGAAAAGTTAATTACAGATGACGATGTTAAAGAGTACGGTGATTCTATTGCTGTTATGCGGAAAGCAGCTCGTGAGGAAGTAGCTCAAGAGATTGCACAGTTGAGGCAACAAGTTGGACAACTTCAAGGTGTTTTACCTCAAGTACAGCAGGTACAAGCACAACAGAAGAAGTCCGGTGAGCAAACGTTCTGGAACACTATTGCTAGCGAAGTACCAAACTGGAGTGATATTAACAACGATCCTGACTTTCAGTCATGGTTGTTAGCGATTGATCCCCTAACTGGTATTAGCCGACAGACTTATTTGGAAGATGCACAAAAGAATCTGGATGCAAGTCGAGTGGTCAACTTTTTTAGAACTTGGGAAGGGGAGAATGGTAAGACTAATACTGCTCAAGTTGACCGTACTGCTCAACAGTCTCAGTTACAGAAACAAGTTGCTCCGGGGCGAAGCCGGAACAATGGCGTAAAAGCTTCTGGACAAAACCGAACATATACCCCGAATGATATTCAGGAGTTCTATTCTGATGTCAGGAAAGGTAAATATAAGGGGCGAGATGATGAGCGAGGTCGAATCGAACGTGACATTTTTGCTGCACAGCAAGAAGGTCGCATTAACGTTGCTTAATTAACAAATAAGGAGGTCATACTATGGCTTATGCAACATCATCCGGGCATCCGCAGTATACCGGGAATTTTATTCCTGAGATATGGTCGGGCAAGCTCATTGAGAATTTCTACGATGCTACGGTATTGTCAGCAATCTCAAACACTGATTACGAGGGTGAAATTAGAAATATGGGCGATACCGTCAATATTCGAACCACTCCCGAAATCACAATCCAAACCTATGTCAAGGGTCAAACTCTTTCAGTAGAGAATCCTGACAAGGCTAAACTACAGCTCGTAATTGATAAAGGTGAATACTTTGCCTGCGTTGAAGACGATGTTGACCAAGTGCAGACAGACATGAATCTAATGGACATGTGGTCTAAAGACGCTTCTGAGCGTATGAAGATCAAAATTGACCAGAGGGTTTTGGCTGATATCTTGACAGGTGTATCCGCAAGTAACAAAGGCACAGCAGCTGGCGCTATTTCCGGTAACATTGGTCTTGGTGCAACAGGTAGTGCTGTAAGTCTAACAAAGACTAATGTTATCGAGAAGATCGTAGACATGGGTACAGTTCTTGACGAAGCTAACTGTCCTGAGCAGAATCGCTTTCTTGTGATTCCTGCTAAGATGGCTGGTCTAATCAAGCAATCAGACCTTAAAGATGCGTCTATCACTGGTGATGGAACTACACCATTGAGAAACGGTCGTCTTGGTATGATTGACAGGTTCACTGTTTATGTTTCTCATAACCTTGTCAAAGATAGCAATAACGACTTCAGCGTTATCGGTGGTCATACAATGGGCTTCACATTTGCATCTCAGATGACAAATATGGAAACCATTCGTTCTGAAACAACTTTTGGAAACATCATTCGTGGTCTTCAAGTGTACGGCTATAAAGTCGTTAAGCCTGAAGCTCTTGCGACAATGATCGTTTCAGTATAAGGGGGTGAATCATGGCTACTTATAACGATGGTAAAGGATACAAACTTGGTACTGGTGCAGCACACGTTGCTAAAGGCATCAATAAAGTTTCATCCATTAGCGTGGACTTGAACTTTGCGACTATCACTACTGAGAGGGCAGCAGCTGGTCTGACTGCACTTACAAGTGCTGATATTCTTGAAGTAATCAGGGTTCCTGCAAACACATACGTCACTAGCGTGGCTCTGAATGTGACAACTGCCGAAGGCGGAACATTGACTGTTGATGTTGGCGATGGCGATAACCCAGATGGATATCTTGACGGTGTTAACGCTAATGCTACAGCAGCATATCTAACCGTTGCAGGTACAGACGCTTATGAGTCTGGTAAGTTTTACACAGCAGCCGATACGATTGACATTGTTCTTAACAATGCTGCAGATGCAGCGGTTATGACTTTGACAGCCGTAATGGTTGATTGCTCAGAGTAATCTAACTTAGTAGGGGGGCTTCGGCCCCCCTGCTTACAAAGGAGATGTTATGGGTAAAGGTATGAAACATTATTTCCGTGATGGGACTGAGCACAAAGGCGGCACACATAAGATGCCTAATGGCCAGTTACATTCTGGAAAAACACATACTAAGACTAGTAAACGTTTATATCATTTTAAAGAATTGAGTGCTACGGCACAGAAAAAGGCTAAAGCATAATGGCTAAAATCGACAAATCTAAAATGGCGTGTAACAAACCAAAGCGTCAAGTTTCTGGCGGTAAGAAGTTTGTTGTAAAAGCGTGTCAAAATGGTAAAGAAAAAATTATTAGGTTTGGCGATGCAAATATGAAGATCAAAAAGAATCAACCGGGCAGGCGCAAGAATTTTCGTGCAAGGCATGGGTGTGATACACGGCCACCCTCCAAAATGACTGCTCGTTATTGGTCGTGTAAGAAATGGTAATATTATGGCAGCACCAAAAGTAAAATCTAAGAGAGATGCTTGTTACTATAAAGTAAAAGCTCGCTACAAAGTTTGGCCATCAGCATATGCTTCAGGAGCTTTGGCTAAATGTAGAAAGGTTGGTGCAAAAAACTGGGGTAACAGTAAAAAGAAGAAGTGATATGGGTAAGGTAAGAAAAACAGAAGCTGGTGCTAATTTACAAAGATGGTTTAAAGAAAAGTGGGTAGATGTAAGAACAGGCAAGCCATGCGGAAGACAAAAGGGAGAGAGTCGTGCTTACCCTTATTGCCGCCCGTCTAGACGAGTATCATCCAAGACCCCCAAGACGGCCTCGGAATTGTCGGCTTCTGAAAAGCGCAGTCGCTTGGCTCAGAAGAAAAGTTCGAAGAAAGTTGAAAGAGTTACAAGAAAAACGTAATATAAAAAA